TTCTTCGGCTTTATCACCAGCATCTCCAGAGCCTTCTCCACCGCTATTGTTACCGCCAGAGCCACCAGCATTCCCACCAGTATTACCACCATTACCACTAGTAGCAGCGGCAGGCTTAAAACTTTTAAGACTATTCTCCATAGCCGTGATAGAGTTTTTGATTCCATTAAAGGTGTCATCCTGACTTTTCTTCATATCCACTAGCTGAGTTTCAAGTGCTGTATTTTTCTCCGCTAGCTTTTTAAAGACTTCTGGATCAAGTCCTAGCTCCTTAAGCTCCTCCGCTGTTACTTTGTTCCACGCCATTTTTTGGTGGCTCCTTTTTCTTCTCAGATTCTACTGCACTTTCAATTGCTACCTTAAAATCTAACAATTCCCGTAGTATTGTAATGCGACCACGATAAATATCTGACATATCCTTACCGTGTCTATCATAATCTCCTCTAACTAATTTATTCTTATCTTGCTCACATAGTCCGTTCAGGTAATTGCGGAAAATTTCCCATTCCGCCTTGCTCACCCATCCCTGCATTGCTCCCAAGTTGGGGGCTATTTGTTGGTACCACGGACTGTTGAGGCGGCGCTGCTCCATTAGTCGGTCCGCCTGCTCCTGAAACGGGTTCTGCTCCTTGTTGTCCTTGTCCGGCATTAGTGGCTCCCTCTAAGAGCTTGCGCTCTGGTAATAACCGGCTTATATCATCGTGACCAAAGTTTCGTAGAATCCGGGCCATTAATAGGCTCGACGAGTCAATCCAACCAACCATGAACTGCTTAATCTCTGGAGGAAGCTGCGGATTACTAACTGCTTGCAATATTTGCGAAATACTCATATGATGCCGCGCTAATACTTGCGTAAGCAACATATCATTTTGCTTCTCTAATTCTTTATTAATTGAAGCAGTCGCAGCACGGATCGGTAAACTGAGTCTCCCACGCTTAATATTTTCCAATGCTTTCTTGAGAAACTCAGCTTGCTTACCAAAGTATCTAACTCGTTCACCAATTCCAAATTGACAGTATTGATTGAGAAACTTTCTTCCAAGCTTAAGATGTGTGTACCGGAAATCCGTGATATTAATATTAACTCTACGGTTCCCTGCCTGCATAACGGAGAAAGTTCCCATTGAACTATAGACACCTTTTTTACTAACGGTTCCTCCACCGGCCATCTCTATTCCGGGATCAGCAGTGCCTACTAGATTCTTCGCTAACATAATAGTTAGCTGCTCCTCCTGAACTGAAGAAGGATAATTAGATCCCAATTGGATTTTTTCAATCTCATCTACTCGCGCGGGAACTAACGCATTTGGGTAAATAGAAAAGATAGCATCAAGCTTAGAATCAGGATCAACCCTAAGAATACTAGAATTAGCGAGAGTACGATTGTCCACGCGCTGATTATGTCCTGTACTAACTTCCTCCTGATAATACTCAAGCATTTCACAAAGTCCGAAGCCCAAAAGCCCTTCTTCGGAGCCAAATCTTGCCATCTCCCAAGGTTCTTCGTTCTTGGTATAGAAATTAAATATAGCACGTAAGCAACGCTTAGAGTTGTAATGATAAGAGCAAATAATACGATATGTCTTTCCGTTATGTTTAAATGGGAACCAACACTCATAAATCTCCCATTCCCCATTATTATAACCGGAAGTGGATTGTAAATTCTGGGCCTGTTCTTTTGCAGTCTCATTATTACTTGATCCATCATTATCAGGACTACTTAAAAAAGCTGCTTTTTGTTCTTCACTATCAAACTTATAAATTCCCTTAAAAATTCGTTCCTCTAACTGTTGCTTCGTAAGATGCAAGATATGAAACTTAAATGGACAATCCTCAAGACGCTTGCACTTAGGCGAAGCTGCCCAGTTAATCATATCCACCATTTCAGGTCTTGGTCCGTCGTACTTGGTAAATTCACTAAACTCTACCTTATTAGAACCTTCGACCTGTCCAACGACTTCGGCCTCAGTTTCAGTCATCCACGGTAACTTATACATAACGGTGCCATATTTATACATCTCTTCAGCACCAGCCTTCTCTACTCTGTACAAGTCAAGTTCCGTAGGCTCCATACCCATTAGATTTAAGAAAGCATGGGTAGCTTCTTGCTGCGCGCCAGCCGCTTCAGCAGTATCCCACTCGCCTACTAATGCAGTAGGCCATAATGGCATAATTTCCCAAATAGTACCAAGAGTCCGCGCAACTAAGATACCAACATTCTCTCCTATTAATTGAATCACTACGTTAGAAGCATTCTTCCAAGGAAAGTTCCTTTCAGGATCTCGTGGTATTCCCCGGTACAACCGGCGCCACTTGGCAACTTTCTCTTGATGAATTGCCTGCCAGCTTACCTTAAGCGCGCTAATCCGATCGTATACATAGTTCATTAAGTCCCTATATACGTCAGATTCCTTAGAGAACGCTTGTTCCACTCGTACTGTCTGTGGTAATGGCATTAGTACCCCGTTGCTGTATTAGAACTACCCGGTCTATATTGTTGAGCCTTCTTTAACCAAGCAGAAATTTCATCTCTCTGCGACCTTCCGGGCTTACAGACCTGTAATAAATAACCGCAGGTATCGAGAATATCTTTATACTTCGAGTATGGATACTTACGGTACTCTTCCAAGAATTGATCCATACCAGTTTTAGGAAGCCAAAATTCACCACGTTTATATACAGGCTCCATCCCTTCAATTCGCTTCTTTTTACCGTCCTCAGAACGTTCCGTTCGTAAAGTCTCTGTATCAACACTCTCAAAAGTGTATTTACCATCTAGTTTTCTATACTTCCTCATTGCATCAAAATGGTAAGAGAGAAAATTTTGGAATGCCACACTTTCACAATAGGGACGTTTAATTTTCCACTTCTCACCAAGCTCATACATTTTATTGATAAGCTCAGCGTAACTATCTGATTTTGCCCAAACCTCAAGGAGATAAATTCGCGGTGGGTTATTTGAAGCCCCATAAACTAAGACACAGTGACGTGATCGACCATTAATGCCTGCGTGGGATGGATCAACAATCATCCCACGCTCTAACGAAGCAGGCATTATATCTCGTAGAACTTCTCCCTTTTTTACTTCATGGTGAATCTTAATCTTATAATGGGCACCGGCCTTTACGATGAGTCGATCAAGATTATCTACAATGAAGCCTTCTTCAGTCCGATCTACGAATCTTTCAAAGTTATAGAAACGCAACCAGCTTTCTTTAAACCTTTCTTCGCCGGGAGGGGTAGGCTTATTACGATATTGACAAGAGTAGAAATAGGTTTTGAGCCGAGCTTCGATCTTCTTAAGTTTAGCCCAAGAAAATTCTTCAGGGAATATAGGCTGCATCGGAGGATGTTTTGTACAACATCCTCCTTCAGCATCATGGCTTTGAAAATTAAATTCGGGTTCAAACTCTCGCAGGTAACTATTAAGATCCTCATACTGCCATCTATTCCCTACTACGATTTCATCACCTACTAAGTCAGGCCGACCCGGTACGGAGTCAAATGCTCCAACTACAAGCATGTGGTAGTCAATAATACCTTGCATGACTACCTCAGAATCAAGAGCTTCCATACCTACTAAGTCATCCTGTATAATAAGGTCGTAGTGTCTAGACTGGAGTGCAGCTCCAACACCTAAGAAATCGTAAGTACCTTCGCCGTTAAACCCACTTGCATTAGCCGTGCGCGCGTGGGTCATTGACTCCGCACCCCATAAATCACTCTTGCTAGGTAGTATTTCGGGGAAGATGCCTCTAAAAAAGGAGTTACTAGTGTAATGCTTATCAATTCGTCGCCCTAGCTTAGTAGCGTTTTTAATGTTAGCTGAAACAATTAAGTTACGAGTATTAACATTATGGATGTGATACATCCATCTAATCCACTCATCTCCATAACCTAAGCTCCTCATGTACTGTTCATCGGTTAGAGTGAATGGAAGCGCACGCCAAATTGGATAAGATTCACTACAAATTGTAGATTTAAAGTGATCTCGGGGAATTTCTAATACTTCCTTGAGGGAATCAGCTTCAAGGGTATCACATATATCGCGGTGTAAATGCTCGGTGAGGCGGTGCTTGCGAAGGATTATTTTGGTGAAGTAGAAGAAACTCCCCAAGGCATTAAGCCTGTGGGTAATATCCTTCATTTTAGGAGTCATTCCATCAATAATAGGAATAACTATCCAATGCCCAGACCAGTTTTTAATAACGGTCGGCTGGATAATCTCAACTACGGGTTCGTACAAAGTAGCCAACTAAGAGCTACCTTACACCTCCACGTGGCGTTTGCGGTGTTAAGAGTTTTTCAGTAGCAAACTTCTTAACAGCTTGTCCCAGTTGCGAGGCGCCCTTTCCGTAGGATTCTTTACGTCGCTTACTAAGAATATCATCCATTGACACCAAAGGTACTTCTCTCATATCCACCTTAGGTGCTGTTACCTGTGGTACACCACTACGAGTGTTAGCCATTACAACTCCCTATTCATTTCCTGCTTTTGCTTCCGATCAATCTTCTTCTTAGTACTCACGTCAAACGTACCGTGTGTTTCAGGTTGCTTAGTAAATGGACTTAATTCATAGTGCGTGTGATTCATACCGCCGTTAGCGGTCATCGGACCGCCTTTAGCTATTTGCGGTACATCCGTTACGTCACCGTGTCTGTGTGTTCTAATTTTCTTCATACAAGTCCATGTAAAAAACAAAAGCAACACCAAAACCAAAACCGAGTTTATCCCGGCGCCCTCATCAGAACCCATGAACCCTTAGTAGAACGCTTAAACCTTGAGGTTTGCCGGGTCGGGTCGCTCTCCAGCGTTGCCCGAAGGAAACTAGAGGATAAGCGTTCTACTAAGAACTCAATGTCCTAAACTAACCACGGAGTGTATTTGCATTAAAAATGCCAAAAGGCCAGCCCCGAAGGAGACTAGCCCTATTTGTTGAAGCTTCGCATTTACTGCGAAGGCATATATCAGCGCACCGATCAAAGCGACTAGCAACGCTAAGTAGATAATCATTGGGTTCCTCCAGCAGCGGGCGAGTCAATAGTCGGCGGTTCTTGTTTCTTCTGCTCACTAATTAATTTAAGGGCCTCCGCGAGCTTAAGAGCAATCTCGTTGTCAACGTGAGAGGCAATGCCTCCTTGTGCTTCAGTAGGCAAGCCTACTCGCGTGACGCGAGCGTGATTGCCTTCTCTATCGAGAATCTCCTGCGTGGCCTTTAACTTAATAGCAGGATTAGATTGCTGAAGTGCCAAATCAACTAAGTTCTGTAGTGCCAACGGCACGGCTCGCTTAAGCGTAAGACGCTGCTCCGTAAGATCTTCAGCTAACTCTTCGTCAACGTGCGAAAGCACGCCATGAATAATTTGATTACGTAAATCGGCAAAATCAGGCTGAGCCATCCACTGGCTAAGCGTTACGACAGTAACTCCAATATGCTGTGCAACCTCAGTTTGCTTAGCATTTGGATTCTTTAGCATAAAACGAATGGCTAATTCCCACTTCCATCTTGTACGACTGGGGGAGTTAGTCGTATTAAAGGCAGTACCCTTTGTATGACCCGGTCCCCCGAGACCACCTACTGGATTAGGATTAGCCATTCATTCCCTCTCTACGGCTTCCGACCGTTCAGAGATTAGTGCCTTTAGCACCTAGCTTCCCTTTGTAACTGCTGAGCCACTCACAGTGATACACCGCGCATCAGTGCCAATAACGTTCCCATTATTATCTTTTAGCGTGGTATTAGTGGGTTGAATAACCACATTCCCTTTATTAGAGCCGTCCGGTTCTCGTAGAGCTAGCACAGTCCCCACAATCTTAACCGTATCACCTACAGCAACCGCTGCATTCGTAGAATCCTTAGCCACGTTTTCCCTCCCGCTTACGCGCACTACGTCTTTTTTCAGACATAGCTATAGCTATAG